AGATACTACTGTATATACTCCTTCATAATATTTTTGGTCTAACTTTGACCAATTTTTTATGTATGCTTTTACTCCATACGGTAACCTTGCACTAAGGTCTTTCAAAAGTAGTTCTTTTTCTTCCTGTGTCATAATTTAATCATTTATAAATCCGTTCTCCACACACCAATCATAAAGACCTTGTAAGGCTTCGTTAGGTGTTTTACCATAAGCAACGGCATTATTATATGGTGGCATCTCAGCATTGGGATTAAGACAAACAAAGTTACCTTCACGACCATAAGAAGCACACCAATCTTTACCATCATTGTGAAGATAAAGCCAACCTATATCTCCTCCTCTTTTGTTGTCTGGTATATAAAAGCCATGAAACTTAGTTCTTCCAATATGAGAAGGTAGTTTTGTTAAAAGTTCATCTGTTGTCATTTCTCAATCAATTTAAGTTCAACTTCCTTCCAATTAGCGCATTGTGACGCATAGAAATGCAGATAGTATCCAAATTCCTTTTTATCAGCACTCCAAGTTCCAACCGTGCCATGAAAACGATACCTTTGATAACAATAAGGACACTCAAAGACCATCATGTAACCGATGTTTGTTTCGCACCATCCCACGATATTAGGCTTCTCTCTTTCCTCTTCTCCAAACCCATCAAAGAAGCCTGTCTTATCGCAGTTAGGGCAGTTAAAGTTTCTCGCATAAGGAATGTCTTCAAATTGAGGTATTTTCGGTAATATCTCTAAAAGTTTCATCTTACTTCTTTATTACCAGTTCAACTTCCTGTGGTGAGTTCTCGAAGGTCACTTCGGGGAATAGGTCTGAATCCAAAATATAACCAGTAGTCAATCTATCGCTTTCCGTTGTCCACCTTCTCCATTCACACCATAGCTTCAAATCTTCTCGCCAAAAGGGTTTGTTAATGAAGATGTATAACCCATTGTTGGGTGTTCTTGCTATCCAAAGTTTCATGCTATTCCTCCTTTACTTTAATGTCCCAACCGAAACATTTAAGACCTATACCAATAATCCCTTGCAACTCCTCGGCAGTAACTTTTGCATCCATTACTGGATATTCAAATTCTATTGTGAATTTCTGTTTAGTTGTCTCCATTTTTCAAAATGTTGTTTAGTGAATTAACTATCATTATAACGGAATCTTTAGCACCGTGATTATAGCCATACTCCCAAGAACCCCTTTCCTCAGCAGCAAGCATCCTTTGTTGGCACTCCTCGGCTTGTTTCAAGAGCTTCTTTTTAAGTTTTAAAAGTTCTTTTCTCATACCTATCTTACTTTATAAACAACCTACCAACCCTCACCTGCTTCACATTCCGCATACCCCTCTCGATAGTTATCCATACCAAAATCTTCAATGTCACCTGTAATTTTCTTTCCGAAGCGGTCTGACCAAGTAACCTCAATATCCTTTTGGTTAATTATTTGTCCTTTATATTTAATTTCGTGTATCATATCACTTCACTTTATAAACAACCGTTGAATCTATTGCCACACTATCCCTATAAGTTATCTCCAAGGTGGTCTTGCCTTGGTAGACATCAAGGGTGGTGGGAATATGATTTGGTTCTTTCGTTTCAATCGCAATGCCTACAGCAATAGTAACTATGCAAAGAACTATATATGTAATTAGCGAACCAATCCCTAATACTGGAAAATCATATTTAAACGCAATTATCATAATTAAGAAACATATTGCCATTGCAATTAATAGAATTATTAACAGTTTCATTTCCTTTCCTCCTTTTCTATATTAGTTTCCATGATACATTTCCAAAGCTATTGTGTACTCGCAACATATCTCTTGAGATGTTCAATTCCTTTGCAGCTCTACACATTGACTCAAAAACGATTTTTTCTCCGTTTAACCACGCTTCAACTTTGCGTTTTGCTGTTTTGGGCTTTTTGTTTCGTGCTACAACTTCGCTCACGGATGTAGCATCTTCTTTGAATCTCCATATATATCCTTTGGAGGTTATTGTGTGTCCGCTACAACTTTGATGAATAGCACTAATCCTTACTCCCGTTTTCTTTGAAGCATCTGTTATGGAAGGGAAAGCATTAATTAAATTACCCTCTAAATCGTATTGAAGAACTTGTCTCATAACAGATTCTTTTTGTCTTTTTTGAGATATAGGGTTGTCATAGTTTTCTTGGCGTGTTACCCATCTTAAATTCTCAACACGATTATCATTTCGTATAGTGTTTATATGGTCAACAAAGTCTTTATTCTCTGGATTTGGTATAAAAGCCATAGCAACTAACCTATGAACATGCCATTGTTTTTGCGTACCATTTTTGCATAGCGTAACATGAACATACCCAGAGTGTAGGAACTCTTTTAGTATTCTTTCTTCACGTCTTTTCCCGTTTAACCACATTTTAGCAAGAGATTTAACCCTGCCATGATTACTCACTTCATACAAGCCTTCGTAATCTACAACACTTCTCCATTCTTCTTTCATAAATCAACACTTTTCATCTTCTCCACGAGGGCGTGGGCGAGTTTTATTGCATCATCTGCCAATATCTCCATTGATGTAGTACCATCGAAATTATCAAGAAACGACTTCATAAACATACCCACATAGGTATGCTCAAGGCGAGTCCAGTAGTCGGGAGTTAGGTCGGGCATTAACACATCTACATCATCTATACTCATCGTACTTAGCACCTTCTCAGTTAATCGAACAGAGACACATTGAATATCATATATATCTCCCGTTGCTTTAACTCTTGCTTTCATGTTATTCTGTTTTAATGTTAAAATAATAACCAAAATCTTCATCTTCTAATATTTCAACTTCTTTAATAGATTTACCATTACAAGTAAGTGGAATATCAAGTGAAGAAAGCATTATTTCATATTTAACTTTACGAATAAATTCATTAACTGTCATAATTAATCAATTGCTATAAAGTTTCTATCTGGGAAATATTTAAGACTTTTTACATCACAATATTCTACTGCAACTGTTGCATCTTTTGGATATTGTGATAAAATATCTTGTAGTTCTCCATTTTTTACAGTTTTTTCGAATTTATATATGAATCCTGTAACTTCACAATATAAATCTTCAGGAACAAACATTGCTTGATCTAATTGATCATCTTCTTCAGGATTACAATAATAACATCCTTCTTGACCAATAAAATATTGACTTTCTGGCCATTCAACTAAAATATATCTTTCCATATTATGCTATATAATATAAATCTTGCTTTGCAATAACGGTTTCAGCACCATCATATTCATCTATTCTAAAAGCAGTACCTTCTGGAAGCCATTCTATTTTTAATTGATATGTTCCTCCACAATAAACATCTTCAAAATCTCTACCGAATTGTTCAACTAACCATTCTGTAGTTATTTCATTTTCATGACCATATTCTACTTTTTCAACAATTAATGGGTGAAATAAAAGTGTTTCTATTAAAGCGCTGTTATAACACCAAGTACTCCAGCCTGCTCCATAACCAGGTGAATATAGAACAGCTACATTACCATTTCTAATTACTTTTTCCATAATTATTTAGTTTTAATTATTTTAGTTAATAGAAGTTTAACACAATGTCCTAATCCATATAATATAAAGAGTACTAAAAATGCAGGCCAAAATAAACTACAAAGGGTTGCAAATGCTGCTTCACTATAATCAAGTGATTCATCAGCATAAAGTATTATACCACAACAGATTGCTGTGCATATAACATAAAGAATAATCCAAATCATAATATTAAATTTTTAAAATTGGAACCTATACCAAATATCACTCTGGTATAGGTTAGTTTATTAAATCAAATCTCCTGCTTTTTCAATTAAGTCTCTAAAACATTCAAGAAATTCTTCAGCCATTTCTTTAGTTGGGAAAGTAAGAAATCTGGAAATATTTGTTGTAATTCCTACACTCAATTCATTTCCCCATAAACGAATACACCATTTTTCAGAATAATCCCAGATAGGTTCCCAACTATTCAACCAACAATCTCTCAGCTGTTCAAGTTGAATCATGGCGAGATGAGCTTCTGCTGATTCTTTTGATGGGCAAATATTTTTGTCATTTATAGGGTTTCTAGTTCCTAAACTATTAACAAAACATTTTGAATACTCATCTACAAATGATTCTCCAGGTTTAACTGGGTAATTTTTACAAAATTCTTCCCAAGTTTTAGGTAAATCAATTTTAGTAAGTTCTTTCTCGGTAAAAGCTTGCAGAGCAATTTCTCTGAGTTCTCCACCTTTATTATACCACTCCTTTGCTTTATCAAGAGTGAGTGTTATGTTTCTTTCTTCTTTCATTGGGTATAATTGTAATATACGAGGTTCTATGTAACGATAGCCAGCTATTCTATTATCTACTTCATATTTTAACTGATCTCCTACATAAGTTAAACCAGTTATTTTTCCAGAAGCCCATCCTGTTTTAACTGGGAACATTACTTCATCTCCAACTTTAAAAGGAAATTTCTTTTCAAATTCTTCTAGAGTATAAGTATGTATATTTTTTGATGCATATTCAGTATAATCAATTGTACCATTAAGATCAATGAAATAATAATACTTTTTAAATAACCCTTTTAAATTAGCATCGTTTTTACCACCTAAACTTTCAAGAATCTGAATTACTTCTTTTCCTCTAGTTGTATGTCCTTGTATTGCTATTTTCATAATTTAATCTTTTAATTACACACTCAAGAAATGCATCAATTTTATCATCATTATAGAAACAATCTACATTATCTTTAAATTGAACATCTCTTGCTATACCATATATTTGATCTATATAATTAAATACAAATTGTCCTTCTCTCCAATGAGGAGGTTGAGGTACACTATATATTTCTTTTTTAAGTTCTTCTAATGTCATAATAAAAAATAAGGGAGTGCGAAGCACTCCCTATACCTATTAAAAAATTGTTTTAATTACAGACCAGAAATTATATCCTTTTGATTTTGTTCTATTATATATTTTAGAGTTCTTTGCTACTCTAAACATACCAAATGTACCAAAAATAGGATATTTATCCTTTATTCTACCTCCAGGAATGTCTGGATGATAATATCTTGAATGTACAGCATGTACAGAGATATTATATTTTTCTGCAAAATCTCTAAAATGACTTTGAAGATTTCCTTCGTTTTTTCTAATCATTTTAACTAACTCTTTCTCTTTTGCTTCTGTCCATTCAAAAGTATTGTAATAAGGAATATCTATTCCTTTCTTTCTTAAAAAGAAAATTCTTGCTGCTATTGTAGATTTTTTCATTCTCATAAGATCTGCAATATCAATAAGAGGTGCTTTGTCTTGCACATACTGAATAAGTACTTTATCTTCCTCTTCAGTCCATTTGTGATATTTAGCCATAATTGTACAATATGTTTAGTTTGTTGCTCCTATCTGAATCGAACAGATATTCCAGGAACCAAAATCCCGTGTCTTAACCGTTAGACGAAGGAGCAATACCTTAATTATTATTAATTAATTGATTAATTATTATAATTAAATTTATTTATCTATTACATTTAATTGCATAAGATTTCATTAATGCATAATATTCATCAATCTTTGTAGAATTAGTTATTAAATCATATTTAGATTTAATCTTCTCTTCATAGTGTTCATCTGATGCATATCTATTACCATTAACATCTACATAATTAGTCATTAAATCAATTTCTAATTTATTAACTAAATATCTATCTGTAAGCAATTGAAGATAAGGTTCAATAGAATCATTAGGGTAATTATATTTAAAGTTTTTAGAGACTTTTTCAGTTGTATAACCATCAAATACTCCTACATTAAATACATTATTCAATTTAGCACCTATACCTTTAGTACCAAAATGTGATTCCATTTCACCTTGAGCAAGTACAAATTTAATATCTACATTATATTTCTCACATTGTTCTATAAGAGCATATGCTCTTAGATTACTTGTAGGAGCAATACTGTTAATATAATTTTGTACTTCAGTAGTCAGTTGATATTTATAATTCCAATATTGTAATTCAGCTTCTCTTATACAATCTATTGCGTAAGAATAATTTTCATTTGATATATGATGAAATTCTAATTTCTTAATATCAACTCTTGTTTTAATAGCATTAGCACATATTAATACCATAAATAGTATTAATGCTATGTTAAAGATTTTTTGTGTCATATAAATTAATTTAAATATTGATTCTATTTAAAATAAAACTACTATTTGAATAATAACCTACAGAAAGTATAACTGCATTAAGCGTATTATTATTCTACTATTATTACATCCGTAACACGGCTTTTACTTTTTAGATTCATATAAAATATTCATCTTAAATCGGCAAAGAATGTGCCCATAATAGTATTTTAAATAGTAGTTTTATTGATTCCCCTATTCAACCATTAACCAAACAAAAACAAAAAACAAAACAGCCTATGAAATTTACACACTCTAGCATTTGAACACTTACAATTCCGAGGAATCAACGAATTGCAGTAATTCTATTATATCATCACGACATAATGTGGTCCTCCCACCAAGATTCGAACTTGGATAACATGGGTATAAGCCGTGTGTCCTAACCATTGGACGATGGGAGAATTTAGTGACTCCGATGGGGTTCGAACCCATGACCCCAACATTAACCTACCACTATAGTTTTCACTACCACAAATAACCGAAGTACGGACTATCAAATACCGAATTATTTCATCGGACTCCGTTTTTACGTCCTAATTTTTTATTTGTGTTTGTAGTCTGGACTCTATCTTAACCATATTGAAATCTTGCAAGTAAAGATTGTACGAGAACTATAATACTATAGAATGCATGTCTTTTCTACAATCTTTATTTCAACTTAGGTTCCTCCTGTATAGTCTCTACACACTGTCTATATAAGTTACGGGCTCACCAACTGGACTCACCGTATTGCTCAACTTCACTGCTGTCTCTTATAATAACATTGGCACGGTATTAACATATACTACTACCTAAAGTGCGACTTTAGCCAACTCTATATCATATAACCATACTGACTGGTTACAGCCCTGATATTATATAATCCACCTAATAGTACTTAGTCTTCACCGTTTAGGGAGGTTCTACATCCAGAGTTTCCTCTGGCGCACTCTTATTTTTTGATAACTTATTGATTATCAATGTTTAAAGTGTTGTGCTCTACCTACTGAGCTACGAAGTCTTTCCATATATTATTAAAAACACACACAAACTATATAATGAGATTATGACAAAAACTAACAGAAAAGGAGGGTTGTTTGTGTGTGTTTTATTAGTAGCGACACTGGGATTCGAACCCAGAAGGGCAATTCTGCCCACGGGATTTTCATATAACTGATTGACAATCAGTTACTTGGACTATGTCTTAACCATATCTTTTGACTTAGGTTGCTGGTATATAGTCTCTACACATTTATTAATATTTCTATTAAATTTAGCTCGGCGTTCTTTACATTTATAAGGCTGTAACATTCACCGAATTAGCCAGCTTCTACTTCAAGAGTTTCCCCTTGAGCACTCTTTACCTGATATTTATTTGGTACTACTCTGTCAACTGTAGTAGGTTTTTTAATTCCAAGTTGAATATCTTTTCCATATTTTCCAGAACATTGTTTAGAACAAAAATAACCTGATTGATGTCTATCCAATCTGTTTCTTTGTCTAATTTTACTTCCTATTATTTTAAATTCTTTTCCACAATATTGACATTTAACTATAACATCTTCATTTCTATAGACATCATTATATGAATGTTTTTGTCTATCAATAATTTGTAGATTAGATAAATCGTTATTTAGAAAGTTTCCATCAATATGATCAATAGTTTCATTTTCTTCCAAATATCTATCTAAATGAACCTCTATCAAATATTTTGGATAGGAAATGGTTTTTCTCTCTTTATTAGGAAAAACTATTATGCATCTTAATCTCCCATCTTTACTATTTGAATATGGTCCATAAAATTTACAATTTTCATAAACCATAATTCATTTATTTTAAATCAAAGTCCCGCATGTAGACCAGTTCCATCATGTCGCCATTATTAAAACCTCTCTTATTTTATAAAAACCTATTGTATGTTACACTTAATTACAATAAGAGAGGTTTTGTAGTACAAAGATACTAATTTGTTTTTAAATAAACAAATTAATTATGAAGCAAATTTGAACCTAGTGTTCTTACTGTGTTATTTGATGCATTCATCATAATTGTAGGAACTGGCTCATTACCGTCAATTGATACTTCAGCATATTGAATATCTTCAATCTTAAGAGTATCAAGATTTTCTTGTACTTTTGGAGAAACATAACCATTCTTAATAGAACCGCAAGAGAAGAAAATCTTTCCTGTTTTAGGGTTCTTTACAAATGTAAGTTCTGCATTTTCTTTGATACAAAGAGCCTTTGCGCTCATCTGATTAAAAGCCTGGATATTGTTCTGATCCATAATTGTAATAATTTAAATGTTAATATTAAGTTAAGATAAAAGTCTACTATAATGTAGGTTTTTAGGCTGTTTTTCTAATTCAAATTGAATTCTATAAGAATATTCTTTCCAATATTCTTTATATCTTTTAGTTTCAATATTGAAATATTTGTATATAAGATGACCTATAAGAGGTCTTTTTAGTTTTAAATGTAAACCCATGATGCTACTATTATTCCCATTATTGTTATAAAAATGTAATCTATATCTAAATTAAGATTAGTACATTTCTTCATCAAATCTTTGATATTCTTCATAATCTTCATAATTATATTCATCTTCAAAATCATAACTATTTACATAGTTTGATTGATTTGTTGTAGGGTAAATCATAGTGTAATCATTTTACATTTCAAACCTAATGCTAGTCTATCTTCGTATTCTTCTTTAGTAATTGTATGTGCTTTACCAAAGGTAAAACCAATATAAGTTACATCTGAAGATTTAAGATACTTTTTACGATTAAATTTAGCAAGTGCTTGCATCTCTTTATCCTGTGATGTAGTATATATTAGTACAGGATGTTTTTGTGTTTTAATGCGTGGTCTCATAATCGTTTAGTTTAAAATTATCAGAAGTCTAAATGTTTCTTTTATTTAACAAAACATAATTAAAAGTAATTATAAATTTTGCTGTAATGACTTCCATAGTTTCGCCTTAAAAATAACAGTTATACTGAGAAACATCAGGCTATTTCAAGAGTCTAAGGTTCTAACTTACAAATTTAGCCTTTATTTTGCTGTATGACTCTCATATATCACAAGACTAGAATTCAAATTTAGCAAATTTGTCCTTATTAGTTGCTGTAAGTTTTGCATATTTACAATGGTCTAATGCTATAATAAATTTTCAGAATTTAAGTAGTTGTTATAGTTTGCTGTAATGACCATCTTAGTTTTTTTTTTCTCTTTTAGCAGAAGACTTATAAGTTCTTTTGATCAGTCTTACTAATTGTATAAGTAAGTTTGCTGAATGTCTTCCATAATTGCACTATAATAACCAAGGACTTTGGAGAACTTCGTGCTGTTTAACATAAAAATGAGATTTCCAAAACTATCACTTGATAGCCTCTGAGTATTCACTCAGAAGCTTATCAAGGAAAGCATTGCTATCGAAGCCTACCTGCAGATACTTCAGCAACATTGGATTATATCCACTAAGGAATATATTTCCATCTGCATCCATTTCTGGACAGGTAATGTTTCTACTGTTGAGGTTCCACCATACTATTTTGGTGTTATATCCTTTGTATTTGAAGAGTTTCATAGTAGCATCTTTCGATGTTTTTGAACCCATATCAAACTCCATATCAGATAGAACAACAAGATATTCTGGCATATCTCCATCAAGCTTTGAGAGTAATTCCATCACTGCACCAAAGTCTGTATTACTACAGTCTCCAGTAAACATTGATGCTATCTCTCTCTGGTATACAGAATCACTCTTAGGAGCAATTTGATCGTAACCATAGTCCCATTCTATTTTAGGAGATTCTCCTAAAGTAAGAAGTTGAGGTCTTGACGAGAATGATACTACTTTTTCAGGACAGTATGTAGAACACTTTGCGAGATAATGTCCAATGGCAAGAGCCTTACCAAATGAATCATTAGCACCAAACATAGAACCTGATGTATCCACAATAGGAATACAATTGATTCTGATTTTCTCCAGTTTACTGAAGAATAAATCAGCATCAATGTTATACCTATTTTTGTAGATGTCATAAACATTGGTAGTTGAGACTTTGAGGTCTTTCTTACCTGCTTTGACATCTTCAAGATATTGTGTGTATCTTTCTTTGGTTTCTGGTTTGTTTGCAAATGCCTTTGCATACTTAATCATAGCCAAAGATGGTATGTGTTCAAACTCTAAATCATCATAACGATGATCTGAAAGTTTGTTTTCAGTAGTATTACACTTAACAAAGTGTCCATACTGCTGTTTGTTCATACCATAATACTTAGCAATATCTCTTGCAAGCATCAGGTTCTTTGAAGAGTATCTTGGCATCCATTTCTTTACGAGTTCATTGCCTGCAAGTACCTGTTCTTTACACCAATCAAGGATTGCATTGTATTGACAGTATACTGGGTCAAATCTTTCCATAAAGAAAAGGTCATCTACTCTACCTGATTTTACTATCTGTTCGATAGTACAACCAGTATCAGAGAGAAGTTTTCTACCCAAATCTCTTCTACCAAGACCAAATCTTGGATCTCTGATGAACATTGCGAACAATTGTTCTTTATCAGAGTTACCAAGTGTTGGTGTTTCGTTGAGATGTTTCTGATAGTATTCTGTTAAGAACAGAATGTTAATCAAGGTATCTCCTACCTTATTGAATGCGATGTCACCGTTTTCAGTGACTTTTTCGCAAAAGATTTCTTCTAATCTCATAGCTTTGTTGTTTTTGTTAGTTCCACTCCATAAGTGCCTGCATAGGTGTTGCACCATTCTCTACTGCTTTGTTGTAGAGTTCTTCCATGCCAAACTCAATGGCAAGTTCAAGTCCTTCTGTGTAGCTCATGTGTTTGTGTTTTTGTTGGTTATTAAAACGATATTGGAATTATCAATTTACCATCTTCGTAAGTTACGATAGATGGATCAATTCCGTGAGAAAGACAAAAAGTATTGATCTTAGCTTGTCTCATCTCCTGTTTAATCTGTGCTAGTATTTCCTGTGTTGTCATAGTTATATGTTGTTTTGTTGTTAGTAATCAAATGAAAACACTCTGTACTTCACAGCAGAGAGTGGTAAACCCCAAAAACGAATAGCACCTAGTAGAATGTTCCCACTCTACTAGATAAATATATGATAATATTTTATCATGTATTGAGAGTAATAACTATAGTCTCTCTGAATTAGAGAGACTAAATAGTTATAGTTATTCTATTGTGAATAGAATTTTATATTGTTTATTTATTCTATTTATTAGGTTTGGGTATAATAACCCTTTCACCTTTATCTAACTTATTAATAATCAATAACTTAGAATCTAAAGAATATGCTTTAATAACACTATTCTTATTAGGAGAATAAATAAAACCAATAGTATTTCTTTTCATAATAGAAATATTTTTAGAAGTTGTAGCCTAATAAATCAGCAAAACCAGCAATGCTGGCACAAGCTTACCTGAAGCTTGCGACAACATTGTTGGTACTCTTCATCATCAGCACGGGCACTGCAGGTGCACCGTCTCTGCTGACTTCAGCATACTCCATCTGTTCGATAGTGAGTGTGCCAGCCGCGTGTGCGTCTTTGACTTTCTGTGAGACACCTCCTGTGATGTTTCCACACACAAAGAAGATATTGCCTGTTTTAGGATTCTTGATGAAGTCAATTGCTTCTCCTGTGCTGTTAACCAATGATTTTGCTGACATTCTGTTTGTTGCTGTGATTTCCATAATCTTGCATTTTTTGTGTTAAACATTGATACGGGGGCACTCACCCAAAGCGCCGCAGGCAGGGGAGGGGTTTGGGTGATTATTCCTCACAAGTACAAATAACAAAAAATAAAAAAAAATTAAAAAAAATTTTAAAAATTTTATAGTCTTTATAAATAAAATATTAAAAATATTTGGAATTGTCAAAAATAGTTTATATCTTTGTACTGTATTTAGATGAGGTGACATCTAACCTCCGCCACAAGCGACTAAGACCTAGTGACCGCCTGGTGCTGGATGGGGTGGGCAGAATATACGACCCCATATACAAAACTGTCTATAGATATAAAAGCATTGTTCGCCAAATCACACACGAAGGTAGAGGGTAAAGAAACATTAGGGGTAAACCGCTGCGTAGAAATTCTATAGATAAACCTGCAGGTGACTGTAAGGTGGGCTGGGTAAAACTAGTCTAGGGATAACTATATTCAAAAATTAATGATATGGGAAGAAAGAGTAGAAAAATTAAAATTAATGAGAATAATAATAAACAATATTATTCTAACTCACAAATCTCTAGAATTAGAGAACTAGAAGCTGAAATTCAAATGATAAAAGATGAAATGCATAATAATGGTATGAATGGTGCAGCAAAACCAATTCAAGAGAAATTATTAGAAAACATGACATCTGCAGAATTAAAGTTTCAGCATATTGCTAAACTAAAAGGTTTAAATCTAAAACCCCAATATAAAATTAATATCTTTAATAAAGATAAATCTAGAATTGAAAAATTTTATTTTGCTGATTTTTGTGATATTAAAAACAAATTAATATTTGAAATTGATGGCGATTATCATTTCACAGAAGAACAACAGAATAAAGATTTGAAGAGAACCAAAGATTTAGTAAAAGCAGGATATAAGGTGTTTAGATTAACAAATGATGATGTTTTTGATGGTAAAACGTCCTCATTTTTATATAAAGCGTATTTGTCTATAGGAATAAATATATTAAAGAAATAATATGATATTTAAAGACATTGTTAATTTAATGATTAAGAAACCTTACTTATTAGAGATGGGTAAGGGTAAACTTAGTAAAATGTTTAAATGTACTCCTGATGAAATAGTTAGAGCTAAAAGAGATGCTAGGGAGTTTACTAGAAAAATACCTAAGATTCTTATATTTGATTTAGAAACTGCTCCTATGGCAGCTTATGTTTGGGGTAGATGGAATCAAAATATTAATTTAGAAGCAACTATATCAGAATGGTTTATATTATGTTGGTCTGCTAAATGGCTATATTCAAATGAAGTAATGTCTAGAAGACTAACTTCAGAAGAAGCACTTAATGAAGATGATTCTAGAATAGTTAAAGATTTATGGAAGCTTATTAATGAAGCTGATATTATAATAGCTCATAATGCTAAACAAGCTGATATAAAATGGATGAATACTAGGTTTATTATGAGTGGTTTAGCACCTCCTAAACCTTATCATATTATTGATACTTTAGAAGTAGCTAAAAAGAACTTTGGTTTTTCATCAAATAAATTAGATGCATTAGCAGGTTATTTTGGTATTGAACATAAACTAGATACTAATTTTAAATTATGGAAAGAATGTCTTCAAGGTAATGAAGAATCTCTTAAATACATGGAGTTATATAATAAAATGGATGTAGAAATATTACAACAGGTTTATATTGTATTAAGACCTTGGATTAAGAATCATCCTAATTGTGGTAATCTTTTATCATCAGATGCTCCTATTTGTTCTAGTTGTGCTTCTAAAAATCTTGAAGTTATTCCTGATAAATATTACTACACATCAATTGGTAAGTATGAGCTTTATAGATGTAAAGATTGTGGTAGTATTTCAAGAGGTAGAATTAATTTAAATAAAGGTATTAATAATATAGTAGCTATAGGAAGATGATAAATACAACTAAAGATAGATGGTCAGCTCTCTCAATGCAACAGAGGGCTGACTTAATTAAATTATACATTGATAATGGCATTACTGATATAAAAGTAATGAAGAAAGATTATAATGGTATTCCTTATAGAGATTTTAATACTTCAGAATATGATTATTTTGGAGCTCATCCTAGTAACGCCCCTACAAAAGAGGGAGAACATTGGACATCTAAAAATCCTAAAACAGGACAATTACTCAAAAGAGAAGATCATCCTACTTTTGATTTAATGATTGAGGGGGAGAAACAAGCTGGTTATAATATAGTAAAAGGTTTAGATGGTAATTTATATTCAATTCCTAATACTCCAAATAATTATATAGAAGATTATAATAGTTTTGGTCTTGGAGGTGATTTGCTAAAAGCAGGCGCTTCTTTTATTCCTGGAGTAGGAACTGTAATTGATGGTATAGATTTAATAAAAGACCCTTCTTGGAAAAATGCGGGTTATTTTGTAGGTAGTTTAGCAAGTGATGTTTTAGGTTTAACTGCTATTAAAGGACTTGCTAAAACAGCTAAAACACTTAAGGCTATAGAAACAATAGCAACAGCTGAAAAAGCATCCACAGCATCAAAATATGCAAAATTAGCAAGTAAAAAAGGATCTATAGATAAATTAAACAATGTTAGAAAATCTGCTAAAGCAGCTGGAGATAGAGGAAGAGCATATTATGATAATTTAGTAGCAAATAGAAAATTACTAGAAGCCAAAGTAGCAGCAGATAATGCGGAAGCTAAATTTAAATTAGCTACTGGAGTAAATGTATTTTATGATAGTATTTCACAAGGTGTACAGACTTTAAATCCTTATTTACAATATGATAATAAAGAACAATTAAATAGATTTGAAAATGGAGGAAATACTAATAATAGTATTGAAGATAATACAGAAAGTAAAAGTAGACCTTTAAAAACCCTATTTAATAAGACTAGAGAAAATAAAGCTTTAGGAGTGGTAGCTCCAATTATAGCAATGCAACAAATGCTTTTAGAAGCTAAAGAAGAACGTCAAAGTAATGAGGAATTAGCAAAAGAATTAGGAATTGATTATAATGGTGAAATTTTTAAAGTACCTGATGATTTAGCAGAAAGGGATTTTGTAACAAGAGCTAATGAACAAATAAAAACTAAAACTGATGCAGAATTAAAAAATGAATTAAAAAGTAAATCATATGATGATTTAATTAATATTCAGTCATCTTTAGCATCTGAAGGCTACTATGATATTACATTGCAAAAAGGTAGGAGTAAACAAGCTTCTGAAATACAACGAAGATTAGTAAAAGAAGGATTGTTAACACAAAAAGATGTAGATGGTGATATAGGAAAACAAACTATTATAGCCTTACAAACAATGTTAGTAAAAAAAGGTTACTTACCAGAATTTACAGATGATGGCAGAGAAAATATAGATGGTTTCTTAGGAAAAAGAAACCAAGAAGCATTTAAATTATATAATAGAGACTATAACATTGATGGTGAATTAGGATCTAGAACAATAAATGCATATTTAGAAAAAGAGAATAGAAAACAAAAAGGCTTTAATACACATGTTAGTGCTGAAGGTATGCAGGATCAATGTGCTGCTTGGGTTTCTAAAAAATTTGATACTGTAACTGGTAAATCTAAACAAAATGGTGTTTATGGTAATGCTTGGCAAATGCTTAAAAATGTAGAAGATGCTGGAGGTCAAATGTTATTCAATCTATATGAAGATGCTGCTTTTTCTAACATGAAGTCTGGAAATCAAATAAAAAACACAGTAGATAAGCTTGTTAAAACTAAAAATTTTGATTATTCACAACTACAGGCAGGAGATGTTGTAGGTATTCACAATCCTTCTTCTTTGCATTATGATGATGTTTTAAAAGAAGGTACTACTTATAACACACATGTGGGTATTATAGTAGATGTTCAAAATGGTATACCTATTGTGGAACACAATATAGGAGGTAAAGTTAGGAGAGAACGCATTGATAAACTTACAGGTTCTTTAAGAGGTAAACCTGCAGTAACAGTTGCTAGTAGACCTAAACAAGGAGAAAGTCTTAAAGGTGTTTTATCATTTGATAATATTAAATCTGATTTGAAACTTCCTACTACTCCTAATGAAGAAATGCAGGAATATATGGATTCTTTAGCTTCTTCTAAAAGTACTTTTAAGCAAATATATCCTTCTGTAGATATGGATTTTATAGAAAAAGCAGCTGTTGCAATAATAAAAAGAGAAACCAATTTTATGGAAGATAAACAATCTGATGTAAGAAAAGGTTCTGCAGATATAAAATCTGCAGTAACAGCTAATTTAAGATCTCTAATACATGCTATAGAGGGAACTCCTGAAGAATCAAAATCTCAAGATTTAACAAAAATGAAATATTCTAGTTTAGGATCACAGTACAGAGCAGCCATAGGATTAACTAATCCTGAGCAATTGAGTAATGATCCTACAATTACTGGAAGAGCAGTAATGTTACTTTTGAGTAAAAACTATGATTATTTTAAAAGATTGGCTAAAGAAAATCCTTCTTTAAATTTAACAGAAGAAGATATTAGAAACGCTACTATATTATCATATAATAGAGGAATAGGAAGTACATCTACATTAGGCTTTAATAAAGATGGTTCTCCTAATTTTGAAGAAATAAAATACTTAAGAGAAAAGTCTAAAGTAGATGCTAAAGAAAAAGACATATCTGCAACTAATTTAAAATATTTATCTAAGTTAGGAGATAGTGCTGGTATTTTTGGAAATTGGCTATATGACAATTATGGAGAAGAACATACACCTTATGTGGCAGCAGCTAATAAGATTTTACAAAAATTAAATGAAAATAATTAGTAAAAAATTTGCATATTTAAAATAATATACTTATCTTTGTATTATCAAATTAATTAAAGAGTAGAAGATATGAATAAGAAGAAATGGATTTCATTTGGCGTTACAATTGCTCTTATTATTGCAGCAGTAGTAGCAATTTATTTTATGGGAATTTGGACTTCAGTTATTGCTTTGTCAACCTTTGCTTTGGGTAGATTTATTGGTGGTTATACTAAAGAACCAGAGATTATTGAGAAGATTGTTGAAAAGGTAGTAGAAGTACCAGCAAAGAAAAGTAAAATAAAGAAGAATAAAAAGGTAGAGTAATCTACCTATGGGAATGCGCCGTAGTTGGAGAGACGGGCTTGACTGTAAATCAAGTGCTTCGGCTGAATAAGTTCGAATCTTTTCATTCCCACAAAGCATTCTTCTTGATTACCCAACTAGGACAGAGGAATTCCAATAGGCTAATGGGTGTTGCCTTGATTGGATGGTGTGAGTACATAACCTACTATAGTAATATAGAGTATATTGAAATGGGTCTCACTAGCAAGAGTACCAGTCCACTTCTCGGTTTAAAAACTCTTGATTTATGGCGCATTGATCTAAAAGTTAGGATACCACCCTTTCACGGTGGAAAAAGCGGAGCGTTACCGCTATGCGCTACTGGTCAACCAAAGGAGGTTGTTCATATTGTTAATTGTAGGTTACTGGTGAACCTTAATCACCAGAAATTGCGGGATGTAGCAGTGGTAGCTAGCGAGTCTCATAATCTCGAGGTCGGTGGTTCGAATCCATCTCCCGCAACTAACTTAAAATTAAGAAGTTATGGAGAAAAGAATGCAAATGTTAGGACCAACTAACAATTTAAAAGTTCTTATTAAAGAAGCTAATGATCTTTTAATTAAAAAAGAAGATATTGTTGATTTTATTCAACATAGAGATGGTACTTTCAGTATAATTTACTTTGGTTAATATGGAAGAGTTGAAAGAGAATTATACTATTGAAGAATATAATGATGAACCTGTATATTATTGTAAGCATTGTTTATCATTAAAGGTTAAGATAGTAGGTGGTTATGATTTTTGTGATGATTGTGGTAGTACTCATATTGCTACAACTCATATTGAAAATTGGGAGAAACTTTATGAAGAACGATATGGAAATAAGTTCTTAGATGAAGGAAAAGAAGATTATTACAGTTTTTTAAAATAATTAATTATGGAAGAGACAAATGTTATGAAGATGGAGGCTCCTGCAGTAGAGCCAAAGAAGCTTACTTATGAGGAGCTTGAGAATGTAGCTAAGGAGTTGTATTCTAGATGTGCTGAAATGGCAAATGAGTTGCAGACACTTAGAATGGATAATGGATTTAAGAGACTTAAGTATCTCTTTAAGGTATTGAAGTATTATAGTCTTCTTGATTCAGAGTTTGTTAAGAAGTGTGCTAATGAGATTCAGGAGATGATGACTATTCCTGAAGATACAACTAAAGCTGAGTAATATGAAAGGTGAAGTAGATAATGTGATAAACATTCCTACTTCACTTAAAGGTAAATTCTTTAAGTATTGGTTTAAATTTTTATTACCATTTCATGGTTTAACAGATAGAGAAATGGATGTTGCTGCTGCATTTCTTCTAAAAAGATTTGAGTTATCTAAAGTCATTAGTGATGTTAACATTCTTAACAGTGTATTAATGAATGAAGATACCAAAAGAGAGATTAGAGAAATGGTAGGTATAGGACATCAACATTTTCAAGTGATTATGAGTAAACTTAGAAAAACAAAAGTTGTTATTGATAATAGGTTAAATCCTAGGTTTATTCCTAATGTTAAAGAAGAAAATGGTAATTTTAAATTATTACTTTTATTTTCATTCACTGATGAAAAATCTGTATAAAAAAGTAGCAGAAGAAATGAATATTCCTGTAGAAGTTGTAGAATTTGCATACAAATCTTATTGGAAATTCATAAGAAAAACAATACAGGAATTACCTTTAAAAGAAGACTTGAGTGAAGAGGAATTTGCTAAATTAAAAACTAATTTTAATATTGTAAGTTTGGGTAAACTTTCTTGTACATATGATAGATATAAAAGAAAGAAAGAACAATTAAAATATAGAAATAAATATGCTAAAGATAAAGAAGATTAAACCACTATTTAATAAGATTCTTACAACAATGGAGTTGTATGATAATATGGTTACAGAAGATGGTATTATAGATGGTTCAAAAGAAGACGGTGGTATTAGAGAATATCAGACAGTTCTTGCAGCAGGACCAATGGTAAAATGTGTTAAACCTGGTGATTTGATTGTTATTAACCCATCACGCTATCAGGTTATGAAGCATAAAGAAGGTTCTCTTAAAGATGGAGTTGTTACTGATAATCCAGTAATTTCTTATAACTTTCCTATCCTAGTGGTAGATGACAGACCTTGTTTATATCTTTACGATTCAGATGTAGACTTTGTTATTAAAGAGTGGGAAGAATCAATAGGTTCTATTGAAGTCGCAGATACTGAAATAGTAAGTTAAATATAGCCTGTCATTAGACAGGCTTTTATTATTTAAATATGAAACTAGTAAAATTATCTAATTTTAAATTAGAAGTAGATGATGAATTATTACTTCTAAAACCATTTAAAGAAGTATATAAGAATGATAAAACTAAAGATAAATCAAAGTTTATGGAGTTTTTAAGTATCATATATTTCACTTATGATCCTAGAAGTGATTATGATTATATAGCTGATGAAGAAGAAAGGCTTCAAGAAGTTTGTATATCAAATGGTTTTAATGTTCCTAAGTTTACTTCTAAAGAGCTTGAATGTATTGAATTATATAAAAAATTAAACACCACTACTTCTTCTTTACTATTAGAAGATACTAAAGCAGCTGTTGAAAATGTTAGAAAGATGCTAAGATCTATTGACTTTAATGTTTTAGAGGAAAAAGATAAAGTAACAGCTCTTAAGAATATTACATCTATGACTTCTATGATTCCTAAATTAGTAAAGGATTTATCAGAAGCAGAGAAGACTGTACAGAAAGAACTTGAAGAAGCAGGAAGGGTTAGAGGAGGTATTACTAAAACTGTATTTGAAGATGGTATAACTTTGTAATTATGGAAGATATTGTAAAAGCTTTAAATAATTTTGTAGAATCTAATTATAGTGTTAAAGGTAGATTCTTGCACAGTAAGAGTTACATTGCAGATAAGAATTTTAAATCTCTTAAGAGGTATTTTCTAAATCTGTATTATGTAGTAGGAAAAAAGTCTGTTCCTATTATAGAAGAAGAAGTTATTGTTAAAGAGATGACAGACAAGACAGATAAATATTTAAGAATTAAGTTTTTAGAAGCAATATATGATTATGTAGCTTCTGACGAATTTAGAGATTTGATGAATGGAACAATTGTTATTTAATAAATACCAATCTTCTTTAGAAGATCTTCGTATAAACGATTACCCTCAAGAAGTACAAGAGCAGTTTTTTGATTTTATTAATAATGTTCCATTTATAAAATGGTTAATATCTCCTACTAGATTAAAAGCTAAAGATTTACCAAAAGATAAAGAAGGTAGAATTAAAATAGATTTAACAAAGCCTCATATTTTAGAAGATATGGATTATTTTAGACCAGCAGCTATACATTATCAAAAGTATGGCTGCTATACTAAATTAAGGCCTAATGCAAATCCTAATAGTGAGTTTGGTAAATGGATTAGAGAAGAAACTAGGAGATGTTATTTTGGTTATACTAGAGAATCTGACGGCGAATGGATAACAGGAGATATGTATTTCTTTTTAAATTATTGTCCTATTCAGTTAACTAAAAAAGATCCTAATAATCCAAAAAAGACTATAAGAGTAGTCGACTTTCCTAAAGTATGGGAAGGTCACTATTATGTTTTTCATTATTTAAATGAAGCCAGGAATCAAGGTAAACATGGTGCTGAATTAGCATCGAGAGGTAAAGGAAAATCGTTTTTAGGAGCATCATTATTAGCTAAAAGATTTATATTAGGAGAGTCTCCTTCTGTTAATAAAAAGGTACAATGTGTAGCAACAGCATCTGAAAGAAAATATATTCAAGGAGCTAATCAGCTTCTTGATATGTTTGTATATTATATTAATTTCTGTAAGCTTAATACTCAATGGCCTTCTAAAAGACTTAAAGAGTCTGTCCAAGATATGCAATGGACAATGGGTTATATTGATTTGGACACAGGAGCTAGAAAAGGAACTGAAAATGCAGTAACAGGTATTACTTCTAAAGATGATGAGTCAAAGTTAAGGGGTACTAGAGGTGTATTATATCTTCTTGAAGAAGCTGGTACATTTAGTAGATTATTAAATCTTTATTCTGTGTTAAGACCTTCTGTTGAAGATGGTAATGAAGTTTGGGGTACAATATTTGCTTATGGTACTGCTGGTGACTCAGAATCAGACTTTTCAGGTATGCAAGAATTAATGTATAACCCACAAGGTTATAATATGCTTCCTATATTAAATGTATATGATAAAGAAGGTCAAGGAAGAAAGTATTTTACTATATTCTTTGGAGGTTATCTTAATAGAGCAGAGTGTTACAACGAAGATGGTGTATCTGATGTAACAAAAGCTCTTTTAGAGATACTTTTAGATAGGTATAAAGTAAAATATAATTCTACTGATATTAACGCTATTACTAAACGTATTGCTGAGATTCCTATTACACCCCAAGAAGCTATTCTTAGAACTAGAGGTAATATATTTCCTATTACAGAATTGAATGAAAGATTAAATGAAATAGATAACAATCCTTCTGAATATAATGATGTATATGTTGGAAATCTTGTTATGGATAGAAACGGTAAAGTAGACTTTGTACCTACTACAGATAAACCTATTAGAGAATTCCCAACTAAGGATAATCATGTAATGGGAGCTATTGAAATATTTGAAATGCCTCAAAAAGTACAAGATAAAATACCTAATGAAAGATATATAATGTCTCTTGATAACTATGAGAATGACTATTCTGAAACAATGTCATTAGGTTCAATGTTTGTATTAGATTTATGGACAGATAGAATTGTAGCAGAGTATACAGGAAGGCCTCAGTTTAGTGACGATTTGAATGAAATAGCTAGAAAGCTAGCATTGTTTTATAATGCTAAGATTCTATATGAAAATAATAAGCGAAACACATTTGCTTATTTTAGTAAGATGAATTGTTTACATTTATTAGCTGATACTCCTGAATACTTAAAACAGAGACAGCTTGTTAAAGTTCAAGGTTACGGTAATAGTGCTAAAGGCGTAGGTGCTACTACTCCTATTAAAAATTTTGGATTTGATCTAATTAGAGATTGGCTTTTAAAACCTGTTACTAAAATAGTTCATCAAGAGGGGGAAGATGTTGAGATTACAGTACCTAACTTAAAGTTTATTCGTAATAGAGCACTTTTAAAAGAGTTGATTTTATTTAATCCTGATATAAATGTTGACCGTATAATGAGTCTTGTACAGTTGATGCTATATAGGGAAGAAAAGATGGTGCTATATGGTGGAAATCCTCAAAAGAAGCAAGAAGTTCCTTCTAGCTATTTAGGTAATGACCCTTTCTTTACAAATAATTACGATAGTAGATTCAAGTTTAAATAATCTATTAATAGTGTTGTAAATTACTAATTTATATAGTATATTTGCAAATAATTTTAAAATGAATGAATATGTCTAATATTAATGCTTTTCCTAGACAACAGCTGTCTTATAAAAGTAAGAATAAAGCTTGGAGAAAAAAGTGTGTAGATTGGGCAGATAACAAAACTTTTTTGAGTTCTAATTTAGTTAGAACTACTGTCTGGCATAAACAAATTAACTATGATTTATTAAACGGTAAAATCAATATGAGAGATATGCAGTCTATTATTAATCCTGATAATCAGACTGCTTCTTTCATTCCTGATAAGATTCCTCATTATCCTATAATGAATAGTAAAATTAATGTTCTTAGAGGAGAGGAACTTGCAAGAATTTTCGATTATAGAGTTATAGTTACAAATCCTAATGCTATATCAGAAATTGAAGAGCAAAAGAAACAACAGTTATTTGCAAATTTACAAGAACTTATAGCTAATACTGCTCAATCAGAAGAGGAGTTTAATGCTGAATTACAAAAACTTAATGAATATTATAATTATGAATACCAAGACTTTAGAGAAATAAGAGGTAATGCTTTTCTTAAACATTATAGCAAAGAATTGAATTTTAACCTTTTATTTAATAAAGGATTTGTAGACGCATTAGCTGTTGGAGAAGAAATATATCAATGTGATGTAGTAGGAGGAGAACCTACTATTACTAAGTTAAATCCTAGAAAAGTTAGGATTTTTAAGAGTGGATATTCTAATAAAATCGAAGATGCTGATATTATTATTCTAGAAGATTACTGGTCGCCAGGTAGAATAATAGATGAATATTATGAAGCTTTATCTCCTAAAGATATGAAATATATTGAAAATTTACCTAATACTATAGCATCTGGTGCTGTAGATTCAATGGGTAATTATGATGAGAGATATGGTTTAGTGCAAGGTCATATGCAACATGAAGAATTTGAATTAAATGAAGAAGATGTATCAACTTTATTTAATGCTACAGAAAGTACTTCATTGTTACCATATGATTTAGAAGGTAATATTAGAGTTCTTAGAGTTTATTGGAAATCTAGAAGAAAAATTAAAGTTGTTAAATCATATGATCCAATTACTGGTGAGGAAATATATACTCCACACACAGAAGATTATATTGTTAAAACGGCTTTAGGAGAAGAAGTAAAAGAGTATTGGATTAATCAAGCTTGGGAAGGTACTAAGATTGGTACTGATATTTATGTAAATATGAGACCTTGTCCAATACAATATAATAGACTTTCAAATCCATCAAGGTGTCATTTTGGTATCGTTGGATCTATCTATAATCTTAATGATGATAGACCATTTTCATTAGTCGACATGATGAAGAAGTACAATTATATGTATGATGCTATTCATGATAGACTAAACAAAATGATTGCTAGAAATTGGGGTAAGATTATTACTGCTGATTTAGCAAAAATTCCTGCTGGTTGGGATATGGAGAAATGGATGTATTTTGCTAAGGTTAACGGTATTGCTGTAATTGACTCTTTTAAAGAAGGTAATATAGGTGCAGCTACTGGTAAATTAGCAGGAGGTCTTAACAATGCTTCTTCAGGTGTTATTGATGCTGAATTCGGTAATTCAATTCAATCTCAAATAAATCTTCTTGAGTTTATTAAAATGGAGATGTCAGATGTTGCTGGTATTTCTAGACAAAGAGAAGGACAGATTTCAAATAGAGAAACTGTAGGAGGTGTAGAAAGGGCTACATTACAATCTAGCCATATTACTGAATGGTTATTTGCTACTCATGATGATGTAAAAAGAAGAGTATTAGAATGTTTTTTAGAGACTTGTAAAATAGCTTTTAAAGGTAGAATTAAAAAATTCCAATATATTCTTCCTGATAAAACCATTAAAATGATGGAAATTGACGGAGATGATTTTGCAGATTGCGATTATGGCGTAGTAGTAGATAATAGTTCTGATACACAAAAATTAGCATCACAAATGGAAACATTAGCTCAAGCTGCTCTTCAAAATCAATTGTTAGATTTTTCAACTATAATGAAACTTTATAGTTCTTCTTCTATAGCTGAAAAACAAAGAATGGTTGAAGCTAACGAAAAAGCTATTCAAGAAAGAAACGCTCAAGCTCAACAACAACAACTTCAACAGCAACAACAAGCTGAACAAATGAAGCAACAAGTTGAAATGGCTAAGATGGAACATGAAGCAGCAATGAATACAGAAAACAATGAAACTAAAATTATTGTTGCTACTATTGGTGCTCAATCTAAACAATTACCAGAATCTGATGGTATTAAAGAACCTATGTCTGAATCTGAAAGAGAAAAACTTAAAGAACAAATTAGACAGTTTGATGCTCGTTTAGCATTAGATAAAGAAAGATTAACTTTTGATAAAGAAAAAGCACATACTGATGCTAAATTAAAAGAAAAACAAATTAATCTACGCACAAAAGCAACTAAAAAACAGTAATATAAACTATAACAAAGATTTTATAAAATGTATAATAAAAACACTAATGTGTTATCTGCAATAATACAATCTCCTATATCTCCTAGGAGTACTAATGTATTATGGGATGATATGGTTAGTAATACTTTAAAAGTCTATAGAAAAGGAATATGGACTGTTATAGGAGGTGCTGGAGGTGGAGGAGGAGGAGAAGGTTCTTCTTTGTATTGGGGATATGATGCAGTAACAGATGTACTTTTTCCTTTAGAAGGAAAGAAAGTACAAATAAATAACACTCTTACTGTAAACGGTGATATTAGAGCTAGAAAGTTGAGTGTAGAAGAACTAACAATAGATGGCGAAGATTTTAACCAATATTGGGAGTTAGATCCAAGTACTAATACTTTATATACTAATTATCAAGTTAAAATTGGTAATAATCTTATAGTAGAAGGAGATACATCTTCGGGTGGAAGTGGACAAGACACACCTGCTGCTGGTGGCTCTTTATCTAATCTTAGCGACGTGTCACTTAGCTCTCTTTCGGAAGGAGACGTGCTTGTGTACGACAAGGATAACGGTGTCTGGTACAATGTGCCACAGAGTAAGATTATGCCTAATCTCGAAGGGTATGCCAAAGAGACATGGGTGACAGAGAACTTCCTAAAAAGTGATACTCTTGATGAATATAAGGAAGAACTTGGCAAGGAAGTCAAGGAAATCGCCGACCTTCTCAACTCCATGTGGCGTATCGAGGACGACAAGATTGTCACGGACATGGATGTGCTTGTTAAGGCCAATCTGATAGTGGAAGGCGACACAAGTTCAGGTGGTGAAGGTCAAGACACACCCGCCGAAGGTACGGTTACAGGGATTGAAGTCAACGGCACTCCATACGGACCGAATACTCAGGGAGTGATTGACCTCTCGGATGCGTTCAACGCTATCGACGTGTCAGACCAACTGAAGGACTACTACACGAAGCCTCAGACGGATTCGGCCATAAGCACAGCCATTGAAGGTCTTAATATCGGTCAGTACGCGAAAGCATCAGACCTTGAAAACCTACAAGGCGAGGTAGACAACATAGAGACCGTCCTCGGACTTTCAGAGACAGCAGAGGGTTACATCAATACATGGGCTGAGGTTGTTGCTTTCCTTGACGGATACAAGGATGCAGATGACCTCGCTACTATCCTTGCGGGAATCAATGGCGACATCGATTCACTTGAAACTAACAAGGCCGACAAGACCACCGTAACCGCATTGGCTGAGCGCGTAACGACTGCGGAGGGCACTATATCCGACAACGCAGGAAACATCAAGAAGAACTTCGATGCGATAGATGCGCTCGACAAGAGAGTGGCCGCCGAAGAAGCGGTGACTACTACCTACGCATCTTGGTGGGCGGACTTGAAGAAGTACATCAAGGTAGAGGGTAACAATGTCAAGATTGACACCAATCTCATCGTGACTGGTGACACCTCAAGCGGTGGAAGCGGACAAGACACCCCTGCGAGCGGAACGGTAACGGGAATCAAGGTCAGCGCATCAGAGACACTCACCCCTGACACCGCGGGAGTCATCGACATGGTTTCTACCCTTGCTTCGATAGATGTGAGCGACCAACTGACTGCGTATGCTAAGACTGAGGATGTGAATGCTGCCTTGCTGACTAAGCAAGACACCATTTCCGACCTTGCTACGATAAGGAGCGGTGCTGCGTTGGGTGCAACTGCTTTGCAGAAGATTACCAAGACCATGGTGGATAGTGCCCTCGGCTCGACTACTGCGGGAAATGCTAATAGATTCCTCATGAGTACAGGAAGCACCTCGGTGTGGAGCGCAGTCACTAAGAGTATGGTAGCCTCTGCCCTCGGTGCTTCGACGGGTGGAAGGTATCTCATTGATACGGGCGGAGACGTGTCTTGGGGAACGATACCTACGAAGCTCTCTCAGTTCACGGATGATGTCGTGAGCGGGAAGTATCTGCC